GGGTATTTTTAAAAAGGTCATTGGTGGGACTGCTAAACTAGCTAAAAAAGCGATTAATGCTCCGGAAAGAATAGTAGGGGCGGCAAAAAATGTAGTTATCGGTGGTGATGTTTCTTCATTGCTTGATCCGATAATCAGCTGGGGCACATCTAAGCAAAAACGTAGAAAAAAATAATAGATATATAAATATTATTATGCCTGCTAAATCAGAGAAACAGAGAAAATTTTTTGGCGCGGTTATGGGCGCTAAAAAGGGTCAAAAGAATGTTAAAGGAGCTGCTAAGAAAGCAGCAAAAGAAATGCCTAAGAAAGAAATTAAGAAATTTCTTAAAAAAGAAAGCTTTGACGACATCGTCAACAACTTATTAACTGAGATATATAATGTCGCTAAATAAAGAGGTACCAACACAGATTCGAAGAATCTTTGCAAAAAAAGGCTTTTTTATCCTAAAAAAAGATAAGACAATTGCGCATGATGAGAACGGTAAGCCCTATACCTTTAAGACAGTAGAAGAAGCAGAATCTTTTAAGCAGCAAAATAATATTGATGGTGATACGAAATAATACAGTTGATTTTTAAAATATTTTTGTTATAATATTAAAGATAATAGAAAGTATAATTATGTCAATATATCAAAGTACTAAAGTTATTGAATTAGGTTCTTGTGCATTTAGACAATGGAGAGCAGGTAGTCATTGCAAGTACTTGCATGGTTATAGGTTATATAGTAAATTATGGTTTGAATGTAACGAATTAGACCAAAATAATTGGGTTGTTGATTTCGGGGCTTTAAATAGTTTAAAAGAAATTTTTAATAAACAATTTGATCATACATTATGTATTGCAATTGATGATCCATTATTAGAAGGATTTAAATCCTTGCATACTGCAGGTGGTTGTGATTTACGAATCATGCAGGCTGTAGGTATAGAGAAAACAGCAGAATGGTGCTTCGATCAAGCGGAGAAATTTGTTAGAACGTTAACTGAAGGAAGATGCTGGGTTTCAAAAATTGAAGTATGGGAGCATGATAAAAATTCAGCTATATTTTCGAAAAATAAAAATGTGCAGCAAGCATATGCTAATGATATGTTTGCAAATTTACAACAGTCATCAGCTATAAATCAACCACCGCAAAATCAAGTGAGAGACTTTTTAGAGCAGGTTCAAGAAGAAACAGGTGTTAATGTCGCTTCTGTATTAAAGCAAGCACCTATAGGTAATCAGCCGAAGCCTGCCCCTGTAGGCGGCTCTTCAACCACAGGGTTTTCAAATCTATTCGGCGGTACCAGCTGGGGCATGTAATTGAATAATTCTGAAATTAAGCAACAGCTGTATGGAGGTGAAATTTCAGATTATTTACCCGGCGGTATTAAAAAAAATAACATTGAAAATAAAGAAGATTTAAGGAAAATTTCTGATATATATTCTAATCTAGTAAAAAATAAATTACCCTTTACTAAATTTGATACCAGCGATAACTTTAACAATAAACTTAAGTAACTTACTTCTTACAATATCATCCTCTTTAAAATGGCATACGTGTATTCCGTTTGACGCACTTTCACCTGAATCGAACGCGTTCATTAAATGCTTAAAGTCCTGTTTATGGATATCTGATTGAAAAGAGTCACCTATTATAAAAAGTTTGCAGTTCTTACCATATCTTGTCATTATAGTTACTAATTCACTATGCTCTAAGTTTTGAGCTTCATCAACAATAACTACACTATTAGTAAAAGTTGTGCCTCTAAGAAAATTTACAGGAACACACTTTAAATATTCACTCTCGAACAGCATATTAGTTATTTGTTTTCCTATAAGCTCATCACACTTTTCAACCATAGGTATACTCCACGGTTTAAATTTATCGTCAACTTCTCCCGGCAAACTACCTAACTTTCTAGCAGCAGATTCTACAATACTTCTTATATAAACTATCTCATCAATCTTTTTTTCCTTTAAAAGTGTTAATGCTACGAATGCCGCACAATAGGTTTTCGCTGACCCCGCTGGACCATCACAAAACATTATATGTGAGTCGTCTTTAAACGCTGTATCAACAAAAGCTTTATGATGATCGTTGAAATGATATTTTTGATTTATTTGAAAATTCAAAAAAATATCAGTTTTTATTATCTTACTATCATCTTTAGCAGCTTTTTTAAGCTGTCTATCTTTCTTAGACATCTGTAAATATTTATTCTTGATTAAGTCAATTTGTCTATTATAATAAAAAATAATGAGTGTTAAAATAATTGCAGAATTGACCAATGAAGAATTTGTAAATTTGCATTATGTTTTAGGTGATTTTCGCCGTATTACTAGAGATAGTTATTACAGATTTGTTAAAACGGATTACACTTATTCTGCTGATGGAACTAATAAAGAAAGATACCAAATAGCAGAGAGTCTTCTTAAAAAATTAGTTGAAGATACTAAGAACTGAGTTATACTATTTAAATGGATAAAACTATTTTCTTAAGTGACGATAAAATTTTCTATACAATAGAAGGTGAAGGTGAGTATGTTGGTCATCCTTCTGTCTTTATGAGATTGTCAATGTGTAACTTAACGTGCAAAGGGTTTGCTTCAGCTGATTCACCTAACGGATGTGATAGCTTTATAAGCTGGTCTGTCAAGAATCGTTTGACTTTTGAAGATCTTTTTAACTTTATGACGCAAAATAGCTATAATTGCCATCTTAGGAATGGAGCTATTTGGAAAATAACTGGCGGTGAGCCTCTTATTCAGCAAAAGACGTTACTTGAACTAGTAGATCAATATATTTTTAGATTTGGCTATGTTCCTAAAATTGATTTTGAAACGAATGCAACTATTCTGCCCGATCATCAATGGATAGATTGGAAGGCAACTTTTACTACTTCACCTAAGTTATCTAATAACGGTGATCCTGAGGAAAAAAGATATAAACCGGAAGTATTGAAATGGCACGTGAAATACAATTCAGGATTTAAGTTCGTAATTAATGATGAAAAAGACCTAAATGAAGTTTTTGAAAAATATATACACCACCCGGATATTAAAGTTCCAAAGGAAAGAGTATGGTTAATGCCATGTTGTGGGAGTAGATTAGAACATATTGAAAAAGCATCGCTAGTAGCCGAGCTTTGCAAAAAGCATAATTTAAAATTTAGCCCTAGACTTCAGCTAGTTATATGGGATAAAGCGTTAAAGGTATGAAGTTTAAGGAGTTTATAAATGGCCCGGAGGATAAGTCTCTTGAGGATGAAGGTAAGTTGACCGCAGAGCAATGGATTAATGAACTTACAGATGGTAAAGGTATAGATGTTGACAAGGTGTATATTATTGTTGGTAGTTTTATAAATAAGCTTAAGAAATGAGAATTGCTATTTCAGGAACAGCTTGTCAAGGTAAATCTACTTTAGTAAATGATTTTTTAAAAACCTGGCCAAATTATAAGAGATCAGAAGAGTCATATCGAAAGCTTCTTAAAAAAGAAAAGCTTAATCTTAATAAAAATGTAGATCAAAATAGTCAATGGAAGATTTTAAATTGTTTAATTGACGACATTCAAAAGACAGAAAAAGGTGATAAAGTAATATTTGATAGATGCCCGTTAGATAATTTAGTATATTCATTATGGGCCGAATATAAGGGTGTATCTGATATTAATCCTAAGTTTATTGAAAAATGTATACCCTTAGTTCAGGAAAGTATGAAAGCTATAGATATTATTTTCTTTTTACCTATTACAAAGGTATCTCCAATAGAACCGGTATTTAAAGAAAATAGAGAAATTGATGAACTTTTTATTAAGGAAATAGATAATATATTTAAAGCTATTTCATATAATTTAATGAGTAAGGGTGTTTGTACTTTTATGGTAAAAGATGATCGGCCCCCAATGATAGAAGTGTTCGGTACACCAGAAGAGCGTATTGAAATTATAAAGCTTTATTTAAATGAGGAAGGCGGGCTAATTGACGATAATTCGAGTATATTAAATCCTGAAAATTTAAATCAGATGGAAACGTTACTAAGAGCGCAAAAAAAAGCGTTATATGATGAACAAGATGAACAAAAACTTAAGAATCAAATCCTTCGCGGCCTTAAATAATAATGTGAGTGATTTTAATAAGAATTTTGAACAAATCTTAGAAAACTTTAATAGATCTATAAAGATCACTAAAAGAGAATTTTATCCTAAAAATTTTAAGCTTTCAGAAGACTTTGTAAAAGCTTTTCGGAGCGAATATAAAAGATTGCTAGGTGAAGGTCATCATCCTAAAAAAGCTTTAGCTAGAATTAACAAAGCATTATTTTTTCACGCAAACGATTCTTAATACGTATATAGTAAACGCCAATATAACTGTACATTTTCTGTAGAAGTATTTGTATAGCCTAAATTTGCTCTAAATGACAGTGTATTGCCCGTCTTAGTGAGTGTTGAAGAATTTGAATTATCAGCAGCTGAGGCCCACGGCATACCAGATACCCTTGTTACGTATGTATTGGGTTGTCCTGTGAATGAAAAGAACTGTACATGCCATGTTTTAAGAGCGCTATCACTAACTTGAGGATTATTAAGATAAAAATTATTTACAGTTACAGTTCCAAAGGTAGCACCAGGAGTTACATTTACAGGTAGATATGTTACCCCGTCTGTTGCAATATCAATTACTCTTTTGTAAACGGTATTCAAATACCCAGTTAAATTAGGTAAAACAGTTTCATTTATTTCCTCAAATTCTGGCGATCCTTCTACGTAAAATGCACTAGTTACAAGACCCTTAACTACCGTGAATTTATTATAATAATTTGTTGTAGCGGTATAACCATCAAGACCTAAAACTTTGTAATCATTACTATAAACAGTAGTTGCAGTTACATCATCTAATCTTGCATCGTTACCGGTTAAATTACCTAGAACAGTAGCATTACCCTGCGCATCTGTCTTTACAACATTAAAATTTTCAAAATCGATTGTTTGAGTACCGTTTTCAGTTTGAAGTATTAATAAATCACCGTTCAACGCTTCTTGCGTTTGAGGTAAATTGTTAATATTTACATAATTGCTATTTGAAGTGTTGATTGCCATTTCTATTATTTATGTTAAAATAGATAAATCAATGGCTAATAGTGAAAAAATAGGTATAGGTATTATTACATGTAATAGACCAGAGTTCTTTATTAAATGCTTTAGATCTATACCCCAGGTATATAGCAAACTAATAGTTGTCAACGATGGTGCAGATTTTGCAGACTGGGAGAAACTTAATAAAGAAAAGCAGTTTAAGTATGTACATAACGAGACAAATCTTGGTGTGGGTAAATCTAAAAACATAGCTTTTAAATATCTTCTTAAAGAAGAATGTGAGTATATTTTTTTGATTGAAGATGATATTATAGTTAAAGACCCTTTAGTTTTTGAAAAATATATAACCGCTAGTAAAGTTACAGGTCTGCATCATTTTAATTTTGGTTATCACGGGCCTGCCAACCGCGGATCAATTTCAAAGGGTAAACCTCAACCTAGATTTATAGTTGACTATGGAGCTGTTAAAATAGCTATTAATGGTAATAGTGTTGGCGCTTTTTCTTTTTATACAAAAAAAGCTTTAGAAGATGTAGGCTTACTAGATGAAGAATATACTAACGCATTCGAGCATGTTGATCATGATTATAGAATGTTTTTAAAAAAATATTATACACCGTATTGGAATTTTGCTGATATAGCTAATAGCTACGAGCTTCTAGATGAAATAGAATGCTCAGAATTTAGTAGTGCAATTAGACCGAGGTCTGACTGGAAAAAGAATATTGAACAAGGTGCGAAAATTTTTGAAAAGAAATTTAAATATGCACCTGCATGGGATAATAGAGTGCCCGATACATCTAAAGAAGATGTTATTAAACTTCTTAAAGAGGTAGCTAAAAAATGAAGATAAGCTTACTAGTTCCAAGTAGAGAAAGATTAAACTTAAAATTAACATTAATTAGCTCTATTATCACAACCGTAAAAGATATTAATAATGTTGAATTATTGTTTGGTATCGATGAAGATGACCCTACACGCGATATAGCTTATAAGATTTCACAAGCTATACCGTTTGTTAGGATTGTAGATATAAAAAATGAAGGTAAGTTTATAGGTATTAATAAAATATGGAATATATTAGCAAGCAAAGCATCTAATGATATTTTTGGTTATATTGGTGATGATATGATTTTCAAAACACCTGAATGGGATAAAATCATTCTAGATGATTTTAGTCAAAATCTACCTAAAGACAATATTATGTTAATTCATTGTTTTGATGGGCATAGAAAAGCGGATGAAATATGTGTCAATGCCTTTGTTCATAAGAAATACTATGAAATTTTAGGTTATTTTACTAAAGAAGATTTTCTAATTAATTGGTCCGACCAATGGATGTATCAAACTTTTAAAGCTTTTAATAGAGTAAAGTATAGGAAAGATATACATATTTTTCATAATCATTGGGTTTATGGTGATAGAAAAAAAGATAAAACCGCTGATAGAATGTTGTCAGATAATAATGACAAAATAAGCGATAAATTATGGTATTCTTTAGTTAATGAACGTATTGATGCTGTAAAAAAGATAAGTAAATATCTTGATATGAAGCCTGATTGGTCAAAAGTAGATACAAGAGGAGCGACAGTTAGTTATAATGAAAATAATCTCTAATTATATAATAACAGAAGGTGTTGACAGATCTGAAACCGCAACATTTTTTTCACAAGATAAAACTCTAGCTTATTTTTTTAATCTTCTTCAAAAAAGATATTTTTTATTTCATAATATTGAAGATATAGATTATTGTAGAGATATTGCTGTTAAAATAAAAAATAAACTCACGGACGTTGAGTTTTTGTTGTTTAAAACGCCTTTAGCATCCCATGCATTTGTTTCTCATCTACATAATTTAAAAGTAGCAGGCGTGACTGATATTTTTGTATGTAAAGATTCTGTTATTTGTACAACAAAAATTATTGAACATCTAAACACTGTTATAAATTTTTATAAAAATACCAGAGATGCTAATTTTATTTTCTTTGGTACTAAGGGCGGTGATTTAGAGAAAAAAGGTATAATTCAAAAAAATACAATTAATATTAGCAAGGGATTAAAGCTATACAAATTTACGTCTTCAGATTATCTTAAATTTGATAGTACCTTTTTATTTGATCAGCCTTTTCTTGCAAATATTGATTCTTTGCTAAGCATTTTTTATGATGAAACCTATTTATCTATCGAAAATAAAGAAGAATCCGAAAATTATATAGTAGACGTATTAAAGAAACACCCTATAAAGATTTTGTTAGCGAACAAAAGACTATTTATAAATTGCCCGTATTTTACCAAAGAACAAAATGTAGTTATTAAGAGAAGAAATGCCTTGAAGCTTATAAGAGAGCTTATAAAATTTAAAGATGTATAATATTTGTACTCTTTCAGACTACAATTTTCTAGTTCAAGGACTATCTTTGTATGAGTCTCTTTTAGCTTTTAATCCCAATATAAAATTACATTATCTTTGTTTAGATAAGAAAACCTTTGATAAGCTTAAAGATTTAAATTTAAATAATTTAGAACCATATCTTATCGATAATCTATTGTTAGATGATGAGTTTAAGAAATTAGAAGATAGTACAAATCCAGAGCTTGGCGGTAATAATAGAAATGAATTTATTTGGAGTCTAGCTTCTTTTTTCATGTGGTATTTAATGTGTAAATTAGATACAACTATCCCCTATATAGATTCAGATATTCAATTTTACAGTGATATTAGTCTCATTTTTAATAGAATGGAAAATAAAGATGTTTGCTTATTTCGACATAAGCATATTATAACTGATTGTGTTGACGGGTTTTTTAATGTAGGTGTTGTGGTTTTTAAAAATACAGATAATGGTAAAAAAGCGCTTAAATGGTGGAGAGATGCAGTTTATACAAGAGAGCCAAAATCATTGAACACTTGCGGTGATCAAAAATTTTTAGAAGGTATATTTACTATTATTGATCCTAACAGTATCTATATTGGAGATAAAGATATAGGTCATGGCGCGCCATGGCATTATAGGTTTTTTAATTATGATAATTTGTTTGTTGATAATACAATAGTATGGGGCGATAAAAGGTATACATTTTTGTTTAATCATTTTTCAAAATTTAAATATTATTTTGATGATAAAAGCTTTTCTTATACCGGTAACCACTACAAAGACC